CTCAGTATGGTTGTCAGGATGGCGGGGCCGATTCGCGGCACCGATAATCGTGACATCGAAGACACCGGCAGGCGTAGTCACCTGCTCCTTGACTTTACCCCGGAAGAGAATCGTATCACCAGACTTTAGCCGAGTGAATACCTCCGCCATCGTAGACAAGGCAGTATCCCAGGTATCTCCATCGCGGCTGTCCGAGCCAGTCTTTGCGTCGACGTACCACACCGTTCCGGCCAGTGCCGGGATGGGGACGCCAGCGACCGTCAACTGGTCGATCAGCAGCCTATTACCCTTCAGGTCGATAGTATCCATGCTAGTTCTCCTATGTTGTGGAGGTTTGCGGGAGGCTGATGACCTCCCGCGCTAGGCTGATGACCTAGCCCTCCGGTCCCTTACGGGATGTAGAACCACACACGGACCACTACATGGCCCACAGTAAATGCGGCAGTGTCGTAGTCGGCGGTAATCAAGCCGGAGTTCGACAACGTAGTGCCGATCAGGGCACCAGCGTACGTCGAGCCGACATTGAATTCCGTCCGTTCACCAGACGCGTCGATACTTCCCTGGACAACAGCGGCGATAAGGCCGTTATAGTCCAGCTCGGTCGTCCGATCCTGGTCGATCAGGCCGACGTTCAGTACACCCGCATCGCCGGCAGAATCCGCCAGGACTTGGGCAACCAGTTCGACCTTCTCGATACGAGCACCGTTCGGAATCGTCACAGTGTCGTGAACCAGGGTGGCAGACGACCCGACGTCATCAAGGTCAAACTCGACCTCGACACAACGGAGAGGACCTGCGACCGAGATTTCACCACCCGTACCGATTCCAGTTCCGGCCGAAGAAGCGGTGCCATACCGATTCAACAGGCCATCGTTATTGACATACGAACCCATCGTTTCCTCCTTACACCAGGACTTTGTCGGTGTCAGACAGGATCGTGACAAGGCTGTCCTCACGGAAGAGGTCAAACCCGTAATAGCAGGTCGTGACGTACTCTTCGCGCTGGAAGTCCTTGTTGTACTCCGAATCAACCTTCGGAGGCTGTCTGACGAGACCGAGAAACGGGTTGGCATCGCCAGTCGCCGTGAAAAACAGATTCGCTTTTCCGGCAGTCGTGGTCTTGCCATCAATCGTTTCATTGACGTCCTTCAGGAAGTTCGACTCATAGACGTCGAAGCCGTACAGGTTGAACCTGAACTGCATTCCCGTAGTCACGCCTTCGTGGACAATCGACTGCCACCGTTGGGCAGGAGTCAGTAGATTGGTAACGTTCGCCTTGACTTCGAACTCCCAGGCGACCGACGGATCGACGATTGCGACCAGGTCAGTCAGTGGGGCGCCTGCCTTCTTTAGGGCATATCTGGCGTACGCAAAGTCTTCGAAGGTCATAACCTCGTCAGTCCCGGAGGCGACGAAGCGGTGGTTCGCACCGTTAATCGCGTTCAGGGCCGAAGCAGTCTGACCGTCCGGGCCTGCGGCCAGGAAGTCGGTCTCCATCGCTTCTGCAATCGCCCGAGCCTGCTTCGGTACGAACGAAGCGACGAGCTGGGACATGTAGAAGCTGTCGAGTTTCATCTTCTCGGTAATATAAGTACCACTCTGTTTGTACTTATTGATCGTGAAGGTGTAGTTGCCGGTGTCCATAGCGGTATAGCGGACGGGCTGCCCTTCAACGTAGTCTTGGGCCTCCATTTGTCCGATGCTAGGCATGTTGAAGGTCGTCCCGTCAGGGAACTCCGTCAACATCCGGCAGTATCGAGTCGCAAAGAGCTGCTCCATGAACGGCTCTTTGAGCTGCTTACTCCACAGATTCGAACGAATCAGATGTTCGTTCGTCTGGGTCGAAAAACCAGCCATATTAGTCTCCTTTAATCGGCAAGGAACTCTTCAGGATTCTTCTTAGCGAGTTCCCAGATTTCGCTCTGAACCTTTGAACTATGGTAGAGTGCGGGATTGGTGCGCCGCAGTTCTTGATAGTCCTTCAGCGTCTTGCCACCTTTCGATGGACGAAACGCTTCAGACGACACTGAACTGCGAGGCGCACTCGGGGCGTCGGGCATAACAGCCCGTTCACCGAGAGCACCGAAGAGCGTGGCAGAGAATGCCTTAGGATTGGCCGCAGCCAGATCGTTCAGAAATTTCTCGCCAACGTCCAACTTCGCAGCCGCCTCACGCAGCTTGGTCGTATAGTTCTCACCATAGCGTTGTAGCAACATACTCCGGACGGCAGACAAATTCTGATTCCGGGTACGGACCGTCTCACGCTCTTCAAGCTTCTTGTCAATCTGCTTGTCGATGTCGACGGTGGCCTCGGGTTCACGCACGACTTGGTGTTCGCCGTTACTGAGAGGAGGAGGAGTGGGCTGGGAGCGCGTCACGCGCTCTAGTACTTCCTCTAGTTTCGCAATCCGGGAGAGGTCTTCGTTCCGGGCGCGAGCTTCTTGTTCTAGCCGGTGGATATACGCATCTTTGTGGATGTTACTCCGAGCTAGGTCTTCGGTCGTCTTGTACTTCTTGTCTGGTCCGACAAGCTCCTCAACGTAGTTTTTCGCAGGGTCTACTACCGGGGAGGGTTCCACCACTGTGGCGGAGGGTTCGACAGCAAGGGTCGGCTGTTCGAAAAGATTATCAGTCACATTTAACTCCTTTGGTCAGGAAGTAATGAAGTCAGCATGGCACGCCAATGTTCACACTCCGCAAGGGTGCCGTTGCGGAACGCCTGACGACAGGCGTAATTCGGGGTATCGAAATCGAGTTCAGTCCAATTTTTCTTCAACATCCACGTCTGTCGCTCATCAAGCAGTTCGAGCATCCGATAAATCAGGGACGTCGAGGCGCGGAGGGTTTCTAGCAATTTCTTTTTTTCGTCTTCCGAGCTGGAGCCTTTAGTCCAGTCAGTCGCTGCGTTAGCCATTCCTCGCTCCTTGCGGACTAGGTGTGCCTCCGGGCGAGCCAGACTGACTAGACAGGGCGGCTGCCATCATGGCAGCAGGATCACGCCCTTCTGGATTCATCGGCTCTGTCGCGTCGTCTTGCGACAAACCGGATGGCGTCTGGGCCGCCATTGCGGTCTGTTCGACAGCCGCATTGGCCAACCGATGTGCCTCCGCGTCTTCAGACACGCGGATGTACGGAGTGACGAGGTGGTAGTCTGCCATGTCGAACATATCTTCGAACATCCGGGCTGTGCCTATTGTCGAGAAGTGCTGTCGCACCCCCGCATCCGCCCCGACAGTCTGCATAAACTGGGTGTAATTCTGGACAAGGTCGGCCCGCTCTGCGAAGTGCCGGGCGGCAACTGGTTTGATTCGGCCGATGCCGGTGATGTCCTCGACGGACAACTGCGCGAAGGTTGTCGAGCTGAATTCGCTATCAAAGACTTTAATCTCGAACGTAGCCGGCAATCTGCGACGAGCCATTTCGAGCATACCGTTCAAGATACGCTCCTCGAATGCCTCGAACTGGACTGCCTTGCTCTGGAAGATACGTCCGGCAGCATTCTCTAACCGCTGGACTTCGTACTTCGTCTTTTCTCCAGGAGTCCGGAAGCCCATCGCTTCCCGGGGCGATCCGGCCATTTCCTCCATCAGCGCCATCAAGTGCTGAATTTCAATTCCTTCCTGAAGGGCCTGATACGGAGGGGCGATCATCGTCACGTCGCCTTCGTCGCCGACATGGATGCGCTCCATCGGCTTCCAATCGAAGTCCTCGACGTAGCCTTTAATTTTCAGCAGCGGGACCCGGATGAGGTCCATCACGTCCGCCTTTGCATTCTCAATATGGTCGATCCGGTACTGCATCCCGACTAGATTGTCGAGAGGCCCCATTGCCCAGAGATTGTCCTGGCGCTTTCTCCATCCGATGTGGAACAAGTTCGGAACCGTGAACGACGTGGCAGACGGGGCGTTATAGATCACCTTATGCCGGTCGACGACCATGATGATCTGGTTACGGAGAAGTTCGTCCTTCTCGCGGTCGTAGAGATCACCGTAGAATGTCAACAGCTCGACGTAGTCGCTTTCGAGGTAGTGACGGAAGGACGTAAATCCGTCGACTCGATAGAATTCGTCTACCGTGCTTAACTCTCCAGCGAACTGTTGCGACTGTTCGCGGATGTCCATCAGGTACTTAAACAGTTCTTTATACGCCTCGACTGTCTCTGGTTTCGATAGCCGAGTCAGCAACTCTTTCACTTCGCCATACGTCAAGATCGAGCGGACAATCTTTGGCGAGTGTTCGAACGACATGGCGGTCGGATTGAACACGATGTCGATTGGCGAGATTCGCCGAACCATCGGTCCGATATAGCCGCTCTGTGTCCGGTTGTCCGGCAGCTCGTTCCGGTCGTCGTGCCAGTCCACAGTGGCGAAACAATTGCCGTAATCTACATAGTCGAGGATCAGCTTTTCCATTTCCTCGCGGAACGAGGCCTGTTCGACAGCCCACGCCATGTAGTTGGTAATCGCGTCGCGCTTCGAGACAGAGTTAGAGTCTTTCGAGTCAGCATCCCAGAGAAGCCAACGCTGCTTCGGAAACAGAGCGGCTAGATAGTTGGCGTAAAGATTGTCTCGAATCTGACACAGTTTCGGGAGAGTCGTAGTATTCTTCCACGGAAGCTGATTGTTCGTCGTAGTAGTCGTGTCGACAGCAAAGACGTACTTACGAACCTCGGTCCAATCGCGTTTCTTCAGCGCACGGCCCTGGTCCCACTTCATCCACATGTCGGCGATCTTGACGCCGAGATTGTCAGGGACGATCAGGTCTTTGATGTCGAGCACTCGTCCGGTCACGCGAAGCCTCCGAATCTAGCATTGGCCTGAAGTCGAGGCCGGTCTGTCTCTACGTTCAGCTTGCCAAACGAGCTGTTCCGGCTCGGGGGCCGACATGCGATGACGGCCGATGCGAGAGCGTCTTTGACGTCGTCGTGGGAAGGATGGGCTTGGACTAGTTCTTCTTCCAGCACCTGACACAGCCCTCCCTGATAATGCCAAATCTGACGATTACTATACCGGGGCTGGAGGATCGCACGGACACGCTCTTCCTTACTTCCCTGCTTGCCTGTCGGACGGACATCTTCGACGCTCAAAGCCAGTCCGTAAACCCGGATGTAGTTCTGTTTCAAGTCTTCGACGATCACTGCCTGGCCTGCCGTCACTTCGGCGATCAGCTTCCTGAACTCCCACTTCCGGTACAGATTCAAAATCCTCTGGAAGTATTCACTATGCAGATTCGTCTTAAAGCGGTCGATGTCGAGGACGTAGTAGTTCTGGTCTGCGTCCACCCCGACGACTACGATGGCCGTATAGTCAGACTTCTTGCCGAGTGAGAAGGCGAAGTCGACCGAGGCGAAGAGGTTTAGCCGACGGCCTTTGATGTACCAGAACCCATTCTGTCGACTAAGAAAGGCTCGGTCGTAGTACTGAAAGTATTCGGTCCTGATGACGGAGTCTTCGTCATAGTTCGGATTGTTGTAATACTGAGCCCGGAACTGACTCTGGTCGAGGTACTGGGTCCGTTTCGTCTCGAGGATGTCTGCGTTGAACCCGAACCAGCGGCCGTCAGGGCGCTGTTGTCGGGGCCAGAGAAACTCTCCAGTCCCGTCGCCGTGATCCTCTACAGCACGCTCGAAGACTTCGTAGAGATCGCGTTCAGAGACTACTTCGCCGTTCTCGTTAAACTGCCGGACACGTTTTTCGAGAAGTGTTCCGTAAAGGTCCTTGGCGTTATACCGCGTCCCGACTACCAACTCTTTCGCATCCGTTCCTTCAATCGAGGCGAGGAGCGAGTATTGTGTCTCTAGCCGCGACCGTCCGTCTTCCGTATACGCCGTGTCGTAGACAACGACGTCGTCGAGGACGCAGAGATCGCAGTGAAGTCCGACAGTGTTCGTCGTCAACCCGGCCGTGAAGACAGTCGCCTCGCGGATATACTCCTGCTTCCGCTTCGGATGGTCGACCGCTATTTCGGTCTCAGACCACTTCTCACGCCGACCTTCGTCGACGTTGACCATATCCGGCCAGTACAGCCGGAACTTCTTCGACGTCAGGATGTCCTTGATGAACTTCAGTTGCTTGATCGCCAACTGGGCGGTCGAAGAGATGTACAGAATCCTGATCGCGGGATTCCGGACGACACACCAGGCTGCGTAGTAGGCTGCTATGGCTGACTTCTGATGGTCTCGGGGGAGGAGAACCATCTGATGCGACATCGCATCTTCACGAGTGATCCACCGGATAAGCTCTCGATGGATCGCACCAAGAACTCTACCAGGATGGACGACGGTGATGAATGTGGCCAGATCGGCCTCGCAAGCGAGACGGGTGGCCTCAATCGTCTCGTCAATCGTCTTTCTTACGGCCATAACTTGTGTACTAGGGCTCCGAGGATGCCACCGAAGGCTCCCGAGGCGGCGAGCAGCCCCATGAGGACCCGTCTCCCGCCTTTAGTCTCGGCGAGAGATTCGAGGACCGAGTCGAGTTTTTTTTCAACCTCACCCATCCGGCGGTGTAAATCTTCTTGTCCCGCTTCGAGTGCTCCCAGCGTTTTCTGCGTCCCGTTACGAGAAGCCATCAGGCTTTCTCGCCTTCAATCGACACAGAGATCGTCTCTGCCGACGTCGGGGTGTAGGCGGCCAGGGCTTCTAGAAGACCGTAGATGACGTTGGTGTTCGAGACGAGGATCGGGGATGCGACATAGGCCGGGGTGCCGAGGAGCAATAGGGGCTCCGAGACATGGTCACCGACGCCAGCGGAATCATCCGTAAAGGCGTCAGTCGTCATATCCAGGTCGATAAACCCGAGGTACCCGCTCTGGGTCGTCGACCACGCACCGTTATCCCCGTTGGCGGGCGTCGGAGAACTGTAATACAGGTGGAGACGAAACTTAGCGTTCGTGTTCGTCGCGTTGTCCTTCCTGATCCGGGCACGCCAGACTTTGGCCCACCGAGGGACAGTGAAGGCGAACGGAGTGACCGAGCCTGCCGTCGTCGAGTTGGCTACAAGGTCTCCTGCCTGGTAGGCAGTCGTGTCGGCGGGACGAGTGATCGTCCTAGTCGAATAGAAGGTAGGCATATGATTAGCCTTTCAATCGGACTCTGTTGGTCCTGGAGTTATAGCGGTACTGGGATGGACGGTGTTTGCTTCGCTTACTTGCCCTAGACTTGGCTCTCTGGGCGGGGGACATGGCGCCCCGACGACGCCCCTTTGCGGTCGCCGTCTGGGTGCCCTTCTTCAAATTGCCTGATCTCTGGAGGGACTTAGTTGCGATAGCGTAGGCTGAGCTTTTGTTATAGCCCTTAGCCTGTAACTGCCGGACTAGCCGCTCCAGGATGGCAGGCATTAGTCGACAGCGTCCTTGACTTCCTGGGCTTTTCCCTTCACCCAGTCTTTGATCTTGCCAATAAACTTAGGGCTCTGCGCTCCGACTAGGACTCCTGCGACGAAACCGACGATGAACCAAAGCATGTTATCTCCTACGTTAGTTTGACTGACACGATGCCGTATTGCTTACTGAGAGTAATCAGGAGGTCGCGGATGGGACGGCCGTCTGCGAACTCATCGACCCGCCAGAGATCGGCGACGTTGAAGGACATGGTCGAAGTGTTGAGGGTAGGATAGACCCGGATAGTCTGCTTCCACTTCCGGCCATCTTGGGTCTCGAAGGTATACTTGTACTCCGAGTATGGTATAATCTCATTCGAGACAGACTGACGGACATAGTCGAAGTCGATAAGACTGAGGCTAGCCTGTAACTTGAGAATTAGCTGGAGGAGGGACCAAACGTCAGAGTTATCGGCCGGGATAGGGCTGTCTGAGACGATGGTGGCTGTATGGGATAGCGTTTCCCATGACAGTGTGTACGTCATTGTGAGACTCCCTCGGCCCGTTGGAGGTCATCCTCCACTTCGGCCTGTAATGAGGCTAGGCGCGTTTTTTCCTGGTTGACCTCATCCTGGGTAGGGCGGCCTCGTTTTACCGAGCCCTTGGCCTTCCTGACGCGATCTAGGAGTATCTTATTCGCCTGGAATGCCCCCTCGGCGGAAGGATTCTGGGCGATCTGGGCGAAGCGTTGGAGGATTTCTGACTCGATCTTCAGCGAAAGCTCAGTCCGCCAGCGGGTGATGTAGGGGATGAACCATTCACACTTCGTTAACCGCTCCCAGTGGTCCCAGCCGTCGAGGTAGGTGGAGGCAAACTGGTACTCTGTCAGGTCCCCGAGTTCGAGGTACAGTCGGTATAACGAGAGGTATCCCTTATGGTCTCTGTTCTTAAGCGTATAGATGACTGTCGTCTTGTCTTCTAGAGTAGTCTCATAGAAGAGTTGCTTAAGGTAACGGACTCCTTTAGTATTCCTAAAGGCTTCTTTAGGTATACTCTTAGCATCTAAGGGTATACTAATAGTACCTTGGTATAGCACTTAGACTCCTATAACTGTCGCTGTAGTTAAGAATTATAAGTACTAAGAGCTATAGAGTACTATAAGTATCCTACAGAGGGTCCCTGTAGTACTGTACCCTTCATTATACCATGGAAGTGAGAGATTTACAAGAGAAATCTGTAAGATGTTGAAAAGTCAGGAATTTCTTGTAGATAATTCCGAGGTGTCATCCCCAAGTTAAGAGCCCCCCGACCCCCCACAATACCCCGGCAGGGGGTCGATCCACAGGACGTCTATGTGATTACTCATAGTATTACAAAGAGTCAATGTTAATGCCCTTAACATACGGGCTGAGAATGCGCTTTACCGTAGGCGAGCCCGTCAATTCACAGTCTGCCTATGTTTATTCACTCGGCAAGGAAAGGGTGGGCGAGGCGACATACCCTCGGCTTAGTCCTACTCTGAGTGGTGGGCAGCTGCCCAACATCTTGTTACATTGTGCAACAATCTGTAACACTTGTTGACTTGAGCGGGCTGTCAGGGTATGCTTAGATCATCCTGGTGATCGGCCCTAGCCTACTGTATGGCGATGTCATACAGGCGCCGATGGTTCGAGGCGGGATTTCCGAGCACCACAACAGCACCAAGCGGGCGAAGCATCCTTCGCAGCGCCGTGCATGGGAGCTACTATGAGCAAGCGCAAGCACAAAGAGACGCCGCAAGGCGATCTGACACACAACCCCTCGTCCAATCGTCCTTTCGATCTGGATGAGCACACCGAAGCCGAGTCGTTGCTGGTCACTGCCGCCAACGACAAGGCGAAGTTCACAAGCGCCCCGGTCCGGGTCTATCATGCGTTCGGTCCGGCCGCGCTCGACACGATGCCTCCTGTCGGAACGACGTTCTACCTTCCGCCGGAAGGCAAGGGTAAGGGTAAGAACCCGGATTGGTTCCGCCATCACTTCATGGCGTCGTCGGCTGGCAAGAAGCTCCTCGACGAGATCGAGGCGAACAAGCCCGCCGAAGGAGCCCAGTCCTACGAGGAACAGACGATCATCAAGGCGTTGCAGAAACGGATCAGCGATGCCGCAATCGTCTGGAAGAAGGCTCGGGGTATCCGGGCCGCCCAGGTGGCCTGCACTCAATCGGGTTTCCGGGCGACGGTCGAGCAGGGCAATGGGCTGGTCAAGTCGTACTTGCCCATATTCGTCGTCAAGGTGGATGCCGAAGGACACCAGGTCGAGGGTGAACGCGGACAAGCGTTCACTGTCGAGCAGTTCATCGGTGTCAAGCCCACCCCGGCCATGCAGTTTGCGAAAGAATTGCGTGGCAAGAAACCCCCGAAGAAAG